TAGATGATGATTACGATTTTGCAAGAAGTCAATATTATAACTTAGCTGAAAAAGGTCAAGAAGCCATTGACCTTATGATGGATGTTGCGCGTGAATCAGAACATCCTCGAGCTTTTGAAGTTTTGGCCGGTATGCTTAAGCAGAATGCAGAAATTACTGATAAGTTAATGGATCTTCAAAAGAAAAAGAAAGACATTAACAAACAAGATACGCCTGCTCTAAATGCGCCTGTTACGAATAACAATTTATTTGTTGGTGATACTACTTCTTTACAAAAGATGCTAAGATCAAAGATGGACTTATCTGAGAACGGAAATATTATAAATAATATAGACGGAGAGGAGTGATCCGACCAAGAATACACTCCTCTCCTAAACACAATAACATCGTTGGAGGATGCTATCATGCCTGATACTATTTATTACGTTTACGCGTACATCAATTCTAAAACTGGGAAACCATACTATATCGGAAAGGGTAAAGGTAAACGAGCTTTTGTTAAACATGGCCGCGTTTCAGTGCCTAGAGATAAATCTAAAATTGTTTTTTGTGAAACTAATTTAACACATATTGGCGCTTTAGCCATAGAAAGAAGATTAATTAGATTATGGGGTAGAAAGAATATAGATAATAACGGGATACTGTTGAATTTGACAGAAGGTGGTGACGGCGTTGATTCTGAAACTGTTAAGCGCAATTGGGAAGCTGGAATATATGATGATAAATCTTATATGAAAACAGCTGAGTATAGAGAACATATGAGTAAAGTGCTAAAGAAAAGATATTCTATAGTTGAGCACCATAGTGTTGGTACATATAGAACCGAAGAAGCTAAAAGAAAAACTTCAGAAACTTTGTTAGAGAATTATAGAAATATGTCTAAAGAAGAAAGAAGTGATAAGTATGGATCTATGGGAGAATTAAATGGCATGTATGGTAAAACCCACAATGAGACAACAAAAAATTTAATATCCAAAAAAGCAAAATCAAGAAAGATGTTTAATTGTCCGTATTGTGATAAATCAATAACCAGTCAAAGCTTTGGCCGCTATCATAAAAATAAAAAATGTGTTGGTAGTACAACAGATCTTCAGAAAATGCTAGCTGAAAAAATGAAAGGCTCTATACCTTATAATGATGAATAATGGCGATTCGTATCTTGGCAATCCTCGTATTAAAAGAGATGGTGTTGTAACAAACTTTACCAAAGACGAGGTTATTGAATATGCAAAATGCATGAAGGATCCTGCATATTTTGCACGTAAGTATGTTAAAGTTATTAATCTTGATGAAGGTTTAGTTCCATTTAATCTTTATCCATATCAAGAAGAAATGTTTGATCATTTCAATAGTAATCGTTTTTCAATTATTCTTGCTTGTAGACAGTCCGGAAAATGTGTACACCCCGACACAACCATAGATGTCAATTTCTTAGATGGCAACGCAAGAAAAATAACAGTCAAAACACTTTTCGAAATCTTCACCAGTATAAATAACTATAAGTCAAAATACAGTGGGAAGGCCGATTATGTTTTTAGCAAACAAGTACACAAAGATATACAATTCACTGATGTCGAAGCGCAAAAGGAATTCTTTAGATTTTGGGGAAATGCATCATATAATACCAAAAAGCTGTGGTGGAACCGACTGTTCAGAAAATCTTGTGATGCTAACGACGCGAGAACATTACCTGTGTCATCTGCTATTGACCAAAATGTATCCAAAAACTACGATGGAAAATTTTTCAATGGTGAGCGCGTTTCATATGATGACTCACACGAGAGACGGTTTAAAGGTGAAAAACTCGAAGATGTATCAAGAGTTGCGCACAGAGTGGGTCAAACTGTTATCAGAAAAAATGTCTGGGGATGGGAATCCCTTCTATGGGAAAACTCACAAGGTGCACCCGAGAGGGTTTCTTGGAAAAACCCGAACGCAAGAACAGAAAGACCAAATATCAAACTCGCTGAAGCTACGGTGGGAGGACGCCGAGTTTCAGGAAATGATGTCGAAACGATTCACTGCAGAAGTACAGGAACGAATGTCGGACTCGTTAACAGGCCGAACTCTGTCGGAAGATCACAAACAAAAGATAAAGATCGGGATGAATGCGCCAGAAGTCAAGGCACATTTATCAGAACTAAGACGTGGACAGACTCTTTCGGAAGATCACAAACAAAAGATATCGGAATCGCTTGCTGGGCGGGAGATGGTGGAAGAACACAAACAAAAAATATCGGAATCATTGACAGGCCGAACTCTTTCGGAAGAACACAAACAGAATCTTTCAGAAGCGGCAAAGAACCGGCCGAAACCGATATTGATCTGCCCGCATTGTCAAAAATCCGGAAAGGGACCAACGATGTATCGGTATCATTTCAACAATTGCAAAATACTGAAAAATTCATAGAGTCATATGAAGGTTTCGGATTTGACATATTAAGTGACACTGGTTATGAAGAACTATATCAAGTACATAAAACGGTAAAGTTCGAACAGTTTAAACTAAAAACATCAGACAACCATGAATTGATATGCGCAGACAATCATTTGGTGTTTGACGAATTCGGTAACGAAACTTTTGTGAAGAACTTAAGCATCGGTCAGAAGATACGCACTGATGCTGGTTTTAGTATTGTTGAATCGGTAACTAATCTGAATAACCCAATTCACATGTATGACGTTGGGGTTAATCATGATAATCATAGGTTCTACTCAAACGGAATTCTTAGCCATAATTCAATTTCATCTTGTGCATATCTGCTTTGGTATGCATTATTTCATTCTGAAAAAACTATTGCTATTTTGGCTAACAAAGGTTCAACCGCAAAGGAGATGTTAGCTCGTATTACATTAATGCTCGAAAATATTCCGTTCTTTTTACAACCTGGGTGTAAAGCATTAAATAAAGGCAATGTAGATTTTAGTAATAACTCAAGAATTATTGCATCGGCCACATCGGGTTCATCTATTCGTGGTCTGTCTATTTCATTACTATTCCTTGACGAGTTTGCATTTGTTGATAATGATGTACAGTTCTATACTTCAACTTATCCTGTTATTTCATCAGGTAAAACATCACGAGTTATTATTACATCAACCGCAAACGGTATAGGAAATACATTTCATAAGTTATGGGAAGGCGCAGTACAAAATACCAATGAATATAAACCTTTCCGTGTTGATTGGTGGGACGTCCCTGGTCGAGATGAAAAGTGGAAAAAGCAAACAATCGCGAATACATCGGAAATACAGTTTAATCAAGAATTTGGAAATACCTTTGTTGGCACAGGAACTACTCTGATTTCTGGTGATAAGCTTCTTCAATTAAGAGCTTCTTTACCAGAATATACGCAAGGCTCAATTAATGTTTATGAAAAGCCAAAAGAAGATCATAACTATATGTGTTTTGTTGATGTTGCAAAAGGTCGAGGTATGGACTATTCTACATTTAATATCATCGATGTATCGGCGCAGCCATTTAAACAGGTTGCGGTATACCGTGATAATTTAATCTCGCCACTATTGTTACCTGACATAATATATAAATATGCTAAGGTATATAATAATGCTTATGTTGTTATTGAATCGAATGACCAAGGAGTTATTGTATGCAACGGACTATATTATGAATTGGAATATGAAAATGTTTTTGTTGAATCTGCAGTCAAAGCAAATTCAATTGGCGTGACAATGACAAGAAAAGTAAAACGAGTTGGTTGTTCAAATCTTAAAGACTTAATTGAAGAAGATAAGTTAGAACTGACTGACCAACAGACAATTATAGAATTATCGACATTCGAAGCAAATGGGTCTTCTTATGAGGCATCTAAAGGTAATCATGACGACTTGGTAATGAACTTGGTATTGTTCGCATGGTTTACAACTAACCCATTCTTTATGGAATTAACAGATATTAATATTAAGAGTATGATTCATTCTGAAAATGTTAGAATGATTGAAGATCAGCTTGTACCGTTTGGATTTATTGATTCGGGTATTGAAGAAAACTCATTTCAAGAAGAAATTGTTTGGGATGGGTCGGTAGGCAGCTCAAGTTGGTCTAAATATTAAATATTATAAATAAAAATATTGAAAAACATCGTATTATGAATTCACATTAATAACTTCTATGAGAGGAAGCAATATGGCATTTCAAGTTTCTCCTGGTGTACAGGTACAAGAAATTGATTTAACCAATGTTATTCCCGCAGTATCTTCATCGGCTGCCGCATTTGTCGGTAATTTCCCTTGGGGTCCTGTTGACGAAATAACAACGGTTTCATCAGAAAAAGAATTGAAGTCAACTTTTGGTACGCCTACTGTATCAAATGCCGTTGACTTTACAACTGCAGCGTACTTTTTAAAGTACGGTTCGGCTCTTCGCACAGTTCGTGCAGTAACTGATTCTGCAACCAATGCAACATCTGACGCATCTAACGATGATGCTGTCACAGTTGTTAAAATTTATAATCGCGATTCGTATGACACTCAAGTGTTTTCTGGAAACGTAACATTAACGGTTCAAGACTCACCTCTTATTTCTGGCTCAACCGATGTAACAGTTGATGACGCATCCGGCATTACTATCGGTGACGTTGTTACTGATGGCACTGGTACTGGTATTGCAGCAGGTACTACTGTTTCCAATATCACTGGTAACGTGGTTACGTTAAGCCAAGCAACTACTGCTCAGATCGAGCAGAACGAAACCATTTTGGTTGCTGTATACAAAGGTGAAGTTGCTGCTAAGTACCCTGGTGCTGCAGGTAACTCGCTTGAAGTACATGTCTGTACAAATGCAACTGCATATACAACTGGCGGACCTTCTAGTGGTCCTTGGGAGTATGCAGGTCAATTTGTCGGTGCTCCAGGGACTTCTGATTACGCAGCTGATCGAGGTGGTTCAGATGACGAATTGCACATGGTTGTTGTTGACAAAAACGGATATTTCACAGGTGTCCCTGGAACTATTCTTGAAACCTTTGGGTTTATGTCTCAAGGCCTAGACGCGAAAAATTCTGATGGCTCTTCCAATTATTATAAGGAAGTTATTAACAGTGGTTCAAAATACATTTGGATTCTGAACGACGACGCAAATCTTTCAAATGCAAGTGCTAACGTAACAGGTACTACATATGTAACATCTGATACGATTCTTACTTACACTCTAGCAAATGGTGTAGATTCTGGTGGTTTGGCTGACGGTGATTACACTGGCGGTTTTGACTTGTTCCTTGATACTGAAACTGTAGATGTTTCTCTTTTGATTCAGCCTGAATCTTCTTCTACTGTTTCTCAACACATAATGGATATCGCAGATTCACGTAAAGATTGCGTTGCGTTTGTTTCGCCTCCAATTGCTACTACTGTAAATAATGCGACTGCAGCTGCAGACGTAATTACATGGGCAAATGGCTTAGGTTCAAGCTCTTATGCAGTATTTGATTCAACTGCATTGAAAGTATACGATCGCTATAATGATCAGTATATTCACATTCCTGCTTCATCTTCAATTGCTGGTCTATGTGCTCGCACTGACGAAACAGCTGATGCATGGTTCTCTCCTGCTGGTTATACTCGCGGTCAACTTCGCGGTGTAACTAAGGTTGCATTCAACCCTAACAAGACGCAGCGTGACGATCTTTATCAGGCTCGTGTTAACCCTATCGTTACTTTCCCTGGAGAAGGTACAGTGTTGTTCGGTGATAAAACTGCGCAAAGCAAACCTTCTGCATTCGATCGTATCAACGTACGTCGTTTGTTTATTGTATTGGAAAAAGCAATTGCCACTGCGGCTAAATTCCAATTGTTTGAATTTAACGATGACGTTACTCGTGCAACATTCCGCAATGCGGTTGAGCCGTTCTTGCGTGATGTTAAGAGCCGTCGCGGTATGACTGACTTTGCTGTCGTTTGCGATGAATCAAACAACACTGGAGAAGTTATTGATGCTAACAGCTTTGTTGCTGATATTTACATCAAGCCTTCTCGTTCTATTAACTTTATTTCTCTGAACTTTGTAGCTACTCGTACTGGCGTTGAGTTCTCTGAAATCATTGGTCAATAATCAGGAGTTAAAAAATGGCTGAATTAAGTATTGATAGGCTCAAAGGTGCATTGACCGGTGGTGGTGCACGAGCCAATTATTTCGAAGTAATTATTCCTACACTTGGCGGTTCTCTTACTGCCGAAGAAGGATTTTTGGTCAAAGCGGCCCAGTTGCCTGCTTCAATCATTGCTCCGATCACGGTTCCTTTCCGTGGTCGTCAGCTGCAGATTGCAGGTGATCGTACTTTTGAACCTTGGACTATTACTGTTCTTAACGACACTAACTTCGCAATCCGTAACAAGATGGAAGAGTGGATGAACGCAATTAACCAGCACGCTAGCAACAAATCTTCTGAAGAAGAAGATGCTTACTATCGTGATGCAATTGTTCGTCAGTTGGATCGTCAAGGTAATGAGGTTAAGACATATAACTTCATCGGCATTTGGCCTTCTAATGTTTCTTCAATTGATGTAAGCTATGATAGCGAAAACACAATTGAAGAATTCACTGTTGAGTTCCAAGTAACATACTGGACTTCTGATACAACTGACACTGCGGGTACTGCCTAATTAAGTTGTATAAATAATAGAAAGTCTATAGGGGGAGGCTTTGCCTCCCCTTTTTTCTATGGGATAGTTTAGGTTGGTTGCAAATGGTGCAGTGGAGAAAGTTTAATGGAAATTTTTGGATTTGAAATAGTAAAAAAGAATAAAGATAAAGAAGAGAAAGTTGTCTCTTTTGTGCCATCTGATAATGATTATGATGGCGGTTATGTAGTTAACGCAGGCGGCCATTATGGTGCCTATCTTGACATGGAAGGTGGTAAGGCCCAAAATGAAAGGGACCTTATATACCGATACCGCGATATTGCTCAACAGCCAGAGTGTGATGCTGCAATTGAAGATATCATAAATGAAGCAATTGTCCACGATGAAGATTCTACCCCTGTTGATATTATTCTTGATGATTTAGATCAACCTGACCGAGTTAAAAAAATTATTCGTGAAGAATTTGATCATGTAACAAGTCTTTTAAATATGAATTGGTATGGATCTGACATATTTAGACGTTGGTACGTTGAAGGTCGCTTATACTACCATAAAATTATTGATAGTGATAATCCGAAAAAAGGCCTAATTGAAATTCGTCCAATTGATGCCACAAAAATTCGTAAAGTTAAAGAAATTCAAAAAGAAAAAGATCCAAGAACTGGCGCTGAAATAGTTAAAAACGTTGATGAATATTTTGTTTATGAACAGAATGGAATCGGCGGTGCATCAACTGGCGCTAATACAGGATTAAAAATTGCAAAGGATTCTATTACTCATATAACATCAGGTTTATTGGATCCTTCCAAAACACAGGTTCTTTCATACTTACATAAAGCATTAAAACCTGTTAACCAATTAAGAATGATGGAAGATGCTCTTGTTATTTACCGTCTTTCAAGAGCGCCTGAACGTCGTATCTTTTATATTGACGTAGGTAATTTACCGAAAGGTAAAGCAGAAGAATATCTGCGTGGAATTATGAATCGTTATCGTAATAAAATGGTATACGATGCAACGACAGGCGAAATGAAAAATAATGCCAATCATATGTCAATGCTTGAAGATTTTTGGCTTCCTCGCCGTGAAGGTGGTCGTGGTACGGAAATCACAACTCTCCCAGGTGGAGAAAACCTTGGTCAGATTGAAGATATCATGTATTTTCAAAAGAAATTATATCGTGCATTAAATGTTCCAACATCTAGATTAGATGTTGAAAACCAAGCAATGATTTCTTTAGGACGCGCATCAGAAACAACTCGTGATGAATTAAAATTCCAAAAGTTTATTGACCGTCTTCGTAAAAAGTTTTCGGCTTTATTCATTGATTTACTAAAAACACAATTAATTTTAAAAGGAATTGTCACCGAAGAAGAATGGAAAGATATTCGTCAAGATATTTCAATTGACTTTATTAAAGATTCTCATTTCGCGGAAATGAAGAATTCCGAATTACTTCGTGAAAGAATCAATACTTTACGTGAAATAGATGAGTATGTTGGTCGTTACTATTCGGCTGAATGGGTACGTAAAAATATTCTTATGCAGACTGATGAAGAAATTGAAGAAATCATTCAACAAATTGAAGATGAAGGTTCTGCTCCTGACGAAGAAGAAGCTGACTTTGCTCATGTTGAATATGATTCGCCTAATGTGATTGAGGAAGAAGAAACTGTTTCAGATGAAAAGCAGTCAGAGTTGGAACAAAGCCAATTGCGTTTAATTCAGAGTATGACAAAGTTTATTGAAGAAGATTAATTTATGAATGACTTTTTAAATAATGCATTTATTTTGTCGATTTATAAAAAGATTCGTAAAGAAACTGATGATAAAATAAATGAAGCATTTAAATTTGCTGCAGATCTACAGGAAGAAATTTCTGTAATTGAAGGCCCTGTTGGACCAAAAGGAGATAAGGGTGACAAAGGGGATCCTGGAGTTCGAGGAAATGATGGTCCTCAAGGTGAAAAGGGTGAGAAAGGTGATACAGGACCTGTTGGACCTCAAGGTGAAAGTGGTTCTGACGGACGAGACGGTAGAGACGGAGAGCAAGGACCAAAAGGAGATCGAGGAGAAATAGGTCCGATTGGTCCTCAAGGACCTCAAGGCGAAAAAGGTGATAAAGGTGAGATTGGAGAACAGGGTCCGCGTGGAGACAAAGGCGATAAAGGAGATGTCGGCCCTCAAGGTGAAAAGGGTGACAAAGGTGAACGTGGAGAACAAGGTCCTCAAGGAGAGCGAGGAGAACAGGGTCCAAAAGGAGAACAGGGAGAGATTGGACCTCAAGGTTTAAAGGGCGAAGTTGGTCCTCAAGGTCCAATAGGTCCGCAAGGTACTAAAGGCGATACCCCTGATATTCAGCCTTTAGTTGAAAAAATAGATAATAAGTTAGAACAAATTGATTTAGATTTTACCAAAGAAGTTGAACAATTAAAAAGTAATATTGAAAATGCTATAAGCGATTCCGATAAGAAATCAAAGAAATTTGAATCGAATATGACTAAACTTTTTAATGATTTTAAAATAAATATAAACAATAGGATGATGGAATTAGCTGCTCGCCCAAGTGGTGACGGTATCGGCGGAGGTGGTTCATATTCAATTATGGATAACCGCGACGTTGAAATGAAGCGTCGATCTCTTATTGAAGGGGAATCGGTCCTTGTGTTTAATTCTGAAAAACAAAAGTTTGTTTCTGAATCATTCTTAGACATTATAAATAGACTAAAGGCAGACTTAGAAGTGCAATACGATAAACTGGTGGATGTAGAAGGCGACTTTACATACGTTGGAGAAGCTGTTCCTGGTTCAGACAGAGATGCTGCTGTATGGCGTATCAAACGTGTGTATGAAATTGGTGACGATATAGAAATTATATGGGGCGACAACTCGTCTGCATTTGATAAAGTCTGGAATGATAGAGCAACCTACGAGTATAATTAAGGTAAAGAATAATGGCGGCTGCATCATACACAACCGATCTAACAGACTTTGAGGATTTTGAAACTGCATCGTCAGTAACCGAAGTTACTGGGTATACTGCGACTCGTGCATTCGAAGATCTAGACGGTGACAACCCCATTCAAGGTACTCGACACGCATCCGCTGAACAACGAACGACAGGTACTGGTTCAATTGTATCTAGTGGAACAGGAACAACTCTTGCCGCTGGTGAAGCGTTTTTCTTTTGGCAAAACTTTCTACAAGCAGGTGCGGTAAATACTTTTGATAATAATGGTATTGTTGGTATTGTAGGTACCGCCACTAATGCCTATTATCGTTGGACAATTGGTGGAAGTGGTTTTGGTCGTAATCCCTATGGAGGTTGGGCCAACCAAGTTTGTGATCCTACTATTACTACAGGTAGAACCCAGCAGGGAGCTCCAGGCACATCTTACAGCATTGTTGGTTTCGGTTGTGATGTAATTGCTGCGATATCGAAAGGTTCACCTTATAACCTAGATGTTATCCGATATGGTCGTGGAGAAATTGTAGTTACTGATGGTGATCTTGCTAATGGATATGCCACCTTCGAAGGTATAGCAACTCAAAACGATGCACTAACAAATCGATGGGGACTCTTTCAGTTTCAGGCGGGTTCGTATCTCTGGAAAGGATTGTTATCATTAGGAACTGCAACCGCAGTAGATTTTAGAGACTCTAACCGTGTAATCGTTATTGACAACACAATCGTTGTAAGTTCATCGTTTAACAGAATAGAAATCAATAATGCTAGTTCTAATGTGGAATGGAGCTCAATTAATATTTCTGCTCTTGGAACTGTTGCGAGAGGAGAATTTGAAGTTATTGACAATGCTACAGTATCTCTTGATACTTGTGTATTCACTGACATGAGCACTTTCATATTTCAATCTAATAGCACCTTGCTTGATACGACTTTTAGGCGGTGTAATACTGTAACACAAGGTAGTTCAACTATAACTCGGTGCACATTTGCGAATAGTACTGCGGCGACAAGTTTATTATCTAATAGTTTAACAGATGTAAGTGCCTGTACATTCGTAAGTGATGGATCGAATCATGCTATTGAATTAACAACTGTACCAGCAACATACACTTGGAATCATACCACAACTGGTTATGCTACTGGTTCACTTGGTGTTGAAGGCACAGACTTTACTGCTGGTTCCACTGGTAATGAAACACTTTTTATCAATGCAACTTCTTCTCAGAATATTGTTATTACAATTCCTGCAGGTATTACTACACCAAGCATTCGTCGTGGCGCATCTTACACTGGACAGATTACAGTACAAGTTCAGGCTAAGACTATTGATGTTAACGTAAAAGATGAATTGGGTGCAAATATCTCTGGTGCTTTTGTTTGGTTGAATGATGGTGCAATTACTATCTTTAATGGAACAACTGATGCAAGTGGTAACATACCACAACAAAGTTATAGCGGTACGAACAACACTACGCTTCGAGTGAGAAGATTTGGTGATAAACCGTTTGAAACTACTCTTGGTACGGCTTCTGGCTCGGTGTCTCAGTTAGTTACAATGGTCAACGATAGACAACAAGTTGCTGTACCAACACTCAATCAGACATGGGCAATTAATACTGGAACATCCACCATTACTGTGTCTGGCGGTTCTGCATTGCCTCATACTGATACAAGTACAATTGATACTGGTCAAGATTTGTATGAGTTTGTGATGAACACTTTTGCCGCCACAGCATTCATGCAATTTCCTGTACCATTTGAATCTATTACACGAGTACAGTATAACTTCATTAATGGTTATACATTTGGCGCTAAAGATACTGATTACAAATATCTTTATGAAGGATCGTTTGAAGATGCCGCAAACTCGTTATTATGGTCAAATATCAGAACAATTGGTACTCAACAAACAGGAACAGGAATTTATATTGTTCAAGGTGTTGAAGCATCGGATGCCGCTCTTACTTCTTGGTGGCCAAATGGTAATATTAATGTTCTAGTTAAAGTTCAAGACGGTACATTCATTCAATCAACGGACGATACAGGCACAAATATTGATGGTGGTGTTTGGTTATTTGCAAGAGAATATACGGACTTATACGATCATTCATTCGTAGACTTATCTGTTGGTGGTCAAAGTGTTGTTGCACTTTCAACCTTTGACGATTTGAACAACCAAACTGCTTCTGGTACTGTTGCAACATATACAGATATATCATTCACATTCGGTGCTACATCACAAGATATTGGCGATGGTAATGGCAATCAACCTTATAATGTTATTGTTGATTGTAATGGAAGAACACTTAAAGAAGTTTATGAGTATACTAAATACATTACATCATTCGACTTCTCGCAAACAGTCAATGGTGAGAATGGTTATGAGTATCGTAATGCTAGTGAATCAACATTTAGTGCCGTAGATAATAAACAGGCACCGTTTGGAACATTTGCGGGTGGACGATTCTTTGGTGCTCAAGGCGTATTCTTAACAAATATGGCATCAAGTGATAATACTAATTATCAATTAATTGATTCAAACGGTATTACTAGATTTCCCCCACAAACTGTGTCATTCGAATTGACTGGATTGAAAGATGGTACCGAAATTCGTATTCATAACTATGCAGATAATACTGTTGTTGCTGGTGTTGAAGATATAACAGGCGGTGTGGCAACTTCTCCTACTACTGGAGTAACAACATCGGGCACAACTGATAATAACACATTTGTATACACCTATACTTATTCTTCTGATATATCAGTTTATATTAGAGTTTTGAATTTAAGTTACATCATTTTGTCTTTAGGCAGACCACAAAGTGCTGCACTTACTTTGAGTAGTAGTAATCAATCGATTCCAGTTTCACAACAAATTGATAGAAACTACGAAGATCTATAAAATGTTTTTATTATAAATAAATATACTTATAGAGTAATCGACTCTCGTAAGTTAAAATAAATAAAAAAAAGGAACGAATTAATGGCACTTTCAAATCTAAACACATCATTGCTGTATACAGATTTGGATGCCTTGTCCCCAAGAAGCAACACAGCAAATGATGCTTTGGCGGATCAGGTATCGGAGAGTCCTACGGGAGTCTATACCACTGACGGCGGCGCTGGTGGCGGTGAAATCGTAGTAGACGGCAATAACAAAAAAATCTATTTTCAGGCAGCAACTGGAAATAACTTCGAGTTTGCAGGATCAGGTATTACTGGTCAGGCGTTATACTCATTCTTGAAATATCTTTGGAAAAACGTTGAGTCAATCACCAAGTTTGACTTCCCAATGTTGTCTATTACGAACGAACAGTTTGAATTGTCAAATGGTTGGTATTTGGATGATGCTCAAGCACTTACACAGGTCGTTCGTGAAACTGCTACAGTAACAATCGCAAATCAAAATCAAATTGATACTACAGACGCTTCAGTAGATTTTCGTAAGTTTGAAGTTGGCGATACTATCACTATCACTGGTACATCTAATGCTGGTATTACTGGTACTGTTGCATCATCAACTAAGACACAAATAATTGTTTCAGGCACTCCATTCGCTAACGCTACAGAATCAACTCAAATTGATGCTGACTTTACTGCAACATCATCACAGTTAATTCGTACCGCTGGTTGGACTGTAAAAGATGTTGAAAACACTTATGTAAAAGAAGTATATGCTGGTGTCATTACATTGGGAACCTTGGTTGACCAAGTTGACCAACCTTACTATGTTCAGTCTACTTCTACTGTTGCAGAAGTAAGTAACACTACTTACACTGGTCCTGCTAACGAAGCTGTTGCTATTCTTGCTCGTGCAGATGCGACTGTTGCTTCAGGTAATGGCGATCTAGATATTGCATTCTCTGGTACTAACACAATTACATCAACTACTACTGACCTTTCAGTATTTAAAGCGGGCGATTTAATTGTAGTTACTAACACTGATAGCAATGACGGCACATACACTGCGGCTGCTGACGGTACTGCTACCTCACTTTCTATTGTAGAAGCGGGTGTATCTGAAACTGCTGGTGCAGCAACATTAGTTGCAGATCGTAGAGGAACATTTAAGATCTTCGTTCGTGAACGTGGTAAGACGTATGCTGATGCATCTCTAGCAGACATCGGTGTAACGACAATGACTTACATTGTATATCGTTTCCCTGTTACTAACGCTACAGACATTAAAATTACAACAACTGCTGATACTGATATCGATGCAGATGGTGCAATTCCTGCTTCTGTTAACCCATACGACGATATTCAGATTTCTTATCTTGAATTCTCGGCTGGTGTTCCTTATGATATCGTTGGTGCCGCTGTTGCAGGTACTGTTACTGCGGGTCAAGTGTACAAGGATACAGCGGGACGTTGGTTTAAAGTAACAACTACTGGTTCTCTTGATGCAACTGGTGTAGGTGACTATACAGCAAACGGTGGTACTGCGGTACTAGCAGCATACGAAGGTGAGAGAGAAATCTCTGGTGCTTTCTATGCATTTGACGTTATCATTGATGCTAACGATCAACACGCTAATGTTGGCACTCCATACGTAGATGCTTCAAATAATACTACTGTAGAAGACGTTTACGAATTCTGTCAGTGGGCATTGCGTCGTACTGGACAGTTGAATGAAGGTGCTACTGGCGCTTCAATTCGTAACGGTGCTATTTCTGAACTACTTGTTGAGTTTGTCGGTGACAACCTTGTAACTAAGCCTGGTGTGTTTATTGACTCTCTTGCTTCAATTGACCAGAACCAAGTACAGTTTACAGAATACACCGATGTTTCTTACTCAGGTTCTACTGCTCTTGCATATCCACGAGTTGTAACAGTAACGTTGAACTTCAACTCTAACCTAGCGACTGACGCTGACTCAATCTTCTATGTTTACTACAATGCTACCCCAAACGGCGATAACTTCGGAGAAGCGACTGCATTGCAGGTGAAGAATGCTTCTGGTGCTGATGTTGGTACCGCAATTTCTAACAACATTCCTGATGAAACTGTTGCCGGTGCTGGTAGTACATACTCGTTCTCATACGCATACGATGGTGATGTTACTGGCGGAAGAACAGTTGGTACTGATGTGGATGTGGTTGCAGTTGCGATCGGTCTTGATACTGGACAGTATGTGAAATCACAGGTAACTTCGATTAAATCTACTGGTGCTACTATCTCGCTAGTTGCTCCTTTGGAACGAAACTTCAGCGATCCAGTGTAACGATATATATTATAAAGGAGGGGGGAACTTCCCCCCCCCATCTTTTATTATAAGGAATTGATATGACAGATTTAGAAGCAAAGAAAAAATTAGACGAAGCTGTTGATTATTTTGAACAGTTTATCAATGTTGTTATTCCTCAAGGTCTTGAAGGAATAGAACCCATGACTGTAATGAGACACTATAACACACTTCGTACAGAATTATCAAAATTGTACGTTGATTTAGACGTATAACGGAGTAATAAATGTCAGGCGAAAGAAGTTACGTACAAGTCCCACCAGATAGTACTGGTAAAAAAATTCGACATGAACCATTTCATCGTGTGGGATATTCTAGTCGAGTCGGCAATCATATTTGGCAATTAGAACAAGAATACACTATTCTTCGTAGTGCCACACCTTTGTTTAGTGGTGCTGCTGTAACCATTTTCGCTGGACCAAATAGTGATACTGGTTATGTCGGTATGAAGTTCCCTGGATCAGGTGACTTTGCAAATCTTTCATTGGAGTCGGGTGACTTGATTCAATATGAAGGTGTTACTGTTGCGACTGTCACTTCTGACGAACTTATTCATATTCCCTACACTCAAATATCAGGCGGATCTTCTCCACATAACGTGGCGAACGTTGACCAAACTGGCTCGTTGAATGTTAGATTCTCAGAAGGTCTACCACAACTTGATGCCTTTGGTCGATTACGTGTTTCGGGTGGTACTACACTAGGTGATTATGTTTTCGCTTATAACGTTTTACCAAGAGACTTCTCTACTAAACGAGTAGGCAATGGTCGTGTTGAGCATGACAACGACTTACGAGCAATTAAAGTTATTTGTCCTGCTGGCGTTCCTGGTACTGGAACGCCTGATTCAGCACTTGGTTACGACTTAGCTGCTCATACAACTAATACATATCATCACTATTTTCCTGGATATTCTCAAGAAGCAATTATGACAGTTGCCTTGAGTGACGAAGGTAAAGATGGATGTACAAGAAACTGGGGATACTTCGACTCCAATAATGGTTATATGTTCCGCTCAGATGATTCTACAAGTGGTCTTAAACTTGTAATTCGATCAAGTGCTACAGGAACAGTGACTGAAACTGTTATTACACAAGACGAATTTAATTTAGATAAAGTTGATGGTACTGGTCAGTCACAGATGAATCTTCGACTGACTGATGATAATATCTATTGGATTGATATTCAGTGGTTAGGTGCTGGTCGTATTCGTTTCGGAACATATTATCGTGGACAACGTATTGTTATTCATGAATACTATCATGAAGGTGCGAACAATAGTGGCAAACCACACTCACAATCTGGTTCATTGCCAATTTGTATATCTCAAAAGAATGTTGGTACACAGTTAACTGACAGTGTAATTGCCGCATGGTGTGCCGCTGTACATACTGAACACGATGTTGTATTAGCAGAAACTGGAACAAATAGATTAGAAACTATCACAAAGACTTTTGATCCTACAAGTCTTGAGAATGGTGCTGAATACGAACTATTGGGTGTTCTTACTCCAGTTAAAACTGTTGCTTCAACAAACGTAAACAGAGGTCTGTACCTTCCGAACTATATTGAGGCAATAGCATATCACGCCGATGGCACCGAAGCACTCATAGAACTTGAAGTGTATGTAGATGCTGTTGTTGGGGGCGGCAATAAAGCATTCTCTATTAATCAAGATGAAATCACTGATGCAGCTACTGCTTGGCTAGTTCCTGTCAATGTGACTTCTGATAATTCAGTTGAAGTTTTCAAGTCAGCAAACTACACATTGGCAGATAGACCGAAATTATGGGGTGGTGGTTCACACGTCCTTGCTGCATATATGCGTGGATATTCACGTAATTCTACCGCAGATGTTTATGTCGATTTCCAGAATGGTGCATTTAAGAACTATGCCGAGAATGGCGGAACACAAGATCATGCTATTGTAAGTATAACAACAGGAACAACGACAAGCTATGCTATGAGTTCTATTTTAAGACAACGTGAAGGTTATCCAGTTCGTATCTATGATGTTACTGGTACTGCCGCTAGTGTATTAAACTATACAGAAAATGGTGGTCAAGAATTCTATCTAAGAATCACTTCAATAAATACTGCTGAATTGTATACTGACATTGAATTCAATACACCAGTGAATACAAATGGATTAACTGTTACAAGTGCGGGTAGAATGCGAGCAGACTATGGGCAACAAATGTATTTTGTTATTGTTGCTAAACCATTAGCACCTACTATTGCTAATGCAGCCACTGCTGGTGATATTACTGTTCACTTCAATATTGGTTGGGCAGAGGTCAATCAGTAATGTGGTCTAGCACCTTCTACGGTACTTGGTGGCAATGGCTACCCACTGATGAAGGTGGGTATCCTGACCAAAAAGTCGCATTTGACGCAAGAAATAAGCTGATATATGTGAACGAAGGTGTTACTGAATTAGATGTAAAAGTTGACATCTATTCAGCATGGAAAGAATGGGAATTAGGATCACCAGAATATCCACATCCAACTGCATATCTACAAGCATTTACTGTAGTTGGTGGTGACGATATTACTGCTAATCAAAAACTTGGAGCAACATTCTTTCTAGAGAATGGGTGGAGAATAGTTCCATGGGCTTCTAATGATGGCTATGTGTTGACAATTAATGGAAACATATATACTCGTGAAGCCGGTGGCAATCCAATCATACCAGAATCAAACGTGACGATATCTTTAACTCGTTCTAACTTGATTGATGTTGTGGTTGTAGAACCTGTCGCAGCCACAATATCACCTGCTGACATTGCTAGTATCGCAGACGCTGTTTGGAATGAACCTATAGACGATCATACCAACGCTGGTACTACTGGGCAGAAGTTGAAGAAGAGTCTAAATAAAACTCAATACATTGCGAGAATATAATGAAATTAGAAGACGAGATTTTACAACTTAAAAGTAAAGTAAAATCACTTGAACTACTTTTACAAAAAGAACGAAAAGGCAACGAAGAACTGCTTTTTGAAAAGATGAACCAAATTGAAGTATTAGAGAATCGTGCTAATGGACTGACGCATTTGATTTCTCAAATTCCAAATAGTTGGGAATTTAAACCTAGGAGATAATTATGAGTGACGAAGATGTAGTAGTAGCAGTATCATTGACGCGTTCTAACATTGTTGACTTAATTCGAGTTGAAGCATTGGGTGTAAATATTACAAATAACGATATTCAAGCAATACGCGATAGTGTTTGGCAAGCCGTACTAAATAATTATAGTACTAATGGTTCAGCTGGACATAAACTTAATAAAGTTGCTACTAAAACGCAAGATATTGCATTGAGATAGTGATAGATATAAATATACTAAAGAGAGGTTATAGTTATGACAGTAGAAAATTTAATTGATGCGTTGGCAAACGGAAATAATGCCCAAGCAAAAACAGAATTTGAAAGTGAAATTGCTACAAGAGTAATTGCAGCTCTTGATGCAAAGAGAGCAGAGGTGGCACAAGCCATGTTTAACCAAGCGGCGGATTCAAATGAAAACTCTTAAAGAATTTAGACAATCTTTGATTATCGAAAAAGGCATTAAAACTTTTAAGGTTGGTAAAAAAGGGTATGAAGCAAAGATTGAAAAATCTGGAAATAAATTTGTTGCATATATTGATGGTGACAAATTGGACGTCTTTAAATCAGAAAAAGAAGCCGAAAAAGCAATTAAAGATTTTACCGAATTAATGGGGAAATAAAGGATGTCTTCAATTACACTTATAGGCGCAGAAATAGCTGCTCCGATTCTTTTAGCTAATGCTAATGATTTATCTAATAGTAAAGTATTTCGTGCGGTAAATACTAATACTGCGCCTGCCCTTCTAACTATAGTTGATGCGAATGATGTTGTTGTTGGCTCTACAACATTGGTTGCTGGCGGAACTCTTTTATTTAATAAGAAGCCAACTGATAAAGTATTTGCTGCAGCTACAACCGTATTACTTACTCCATTAGCGTACCCAAGAGGTTAATATGAAACTCATCACCGAACATATTGATCAGCAATTAGAATATATTACAGAAGCTGCCGGTAATAAAAAGAATATGTACATTACTGGCATATTCATGCAAGCAAATAAAAAGAATCGAAACGGCCGAGTGTATCCTAAAGCAGTAATGGAAAAGGCAGTTCAAAGTTATACTGAAACACAAATTAATAAAGGCCGAGCGGTTGGCGAGCTAAACCATCCTGACGGTCCTACAATTAATTTGGACAAAGTATCTCACTTAATTACCGAATTAAAGTGGGACGGCGATAATGTAATCGGTAAGGCAAAGATTTTAGATACTCCAATGGGGATGATAGCTAAAGGACTTATGGAAGGCGGGGTTCAGTTAGGCGTGTCATCTCGTGGTATGGGTTCATTAGTATCAAAAAATGGTATTAACATGGTCGGTGAAGACTTTATGTTAAACACGGTTGATATTGTTCAAGATCCTTCTGCGCATGAAGCATTCGTAAATGGTATTATGGAAGGTGTTGATTGGATTTACGATGAACGCCATGGAGTATTTACTCAACAAGTTGTTGAGACACAGAAAAAATATATTAAAGAAAACTATAAGAAAATTGGCACAGACGATTCAATCCGTATGTTTAAGAATTTTTTAAATTCTCTTTAATATAAATAAATTACTAAAGGTTATTGAGACCTTTTGTAATATCATAATGGGTATAGTGGTTTTAGCGGGACTGAAGTTGCAACAGGTAATTTCCTCCTCAAACTTTAACTCAATAGGAGTAATATAATGTCACAATTAGAAAAAGACATCGACCTCCAAGATGATCTCGTTGAAGAAGTTGAAGCTTTGGACGAGGAATTTTTGGACGAAGATGAGTCGTTAGAAGAAGCCAAGAAGTCTTGCAAAGAAGAAGACGAAATGGACGACGAAGACGAAGATGAAGATGAAGATGAAGACGAGATGGAAGAGAACTTCAAAGAAGATCTTGATGCTCTTGTACAATCTGAAGCTACATTGTCAGAAGGCTTTCGTGATAAGGCTGGTTTGATTTTTGAAGCAGCTCTGAAATCTAAGTTGTCTGAGCATGTTAACCGTTTGGAAGAACAGTATGCTGAGCGCTTGGAAGAAGAAACTGCTGCCATTAAAGAATCTCTCGTAGATAAGGTAGATGGTTACCTTAACTATGTTGTTGAATCTTGGGTAGAAGAAAATCAATTAGCAATTGAGTCTGGCCTACGTTCTGAAATTGCCGAATCATTCATGAATTCACTTAAATCAGTATTTACTGAGCATTATGTTGAAGTTCCTGAAGGTAAGGAAGATATTTTGGAAGAATTGGCTCAGCAAGTAGAATCTTTGGAAGAAGAATACAATGTCGCAATTGATCGTAACATTGCTTTAAACGAGCAAGTTGATCAGCTGTTAAAAGAAAAAGTTATTGTAGAATCATCTGAAGGTCTATCTGTTGCTCAAGCTGAAAAACTGAAAGGCTTAGTTGAATCAGTTGAATTCGAATCTGTTGAAGATTTCTCTAAGAAAGTACAAGCTATCAAAGAGTCATATTTCAAATCAGACGTCGTAATTAACGAGGAAACCGTTGAAGTCGATGAAAACGCAAATAACCAACAAGTTACTGGCTCTATGGCTGCTTACCTTGCTGCCCTGAAAAAGTCTAACTAAATTACACACTCATTAGGAGAATAATAAAATGTTTAAATCAGAACAACTTATGGAGAAATGGTCTCCAGTATTAAATGCAGAAGAAGCGGGTACTTTCGCTGATTCTCATCGTAAAGCTGTTACTGCTGTACTTCTTGAGAACACCGAGCGTGCTCTTGCTGAAGAGCGTGGCCAGCAACAATTCCTTTCAGAAACTCCTGCTAACGCTGCAGGCGCTATGCCTGACACTGGCGGTGTTGCTAAGTGGGATCCCGTATTGATCTCGTTGGTACGTCGCGCTATGCCTAATCTGATCGCTTATGATCTTTGCGGTGTACAGCCAATGACTGGTCCTACTGGTCTTGTATTCGCAATGAAGTCTAAGTACAGCACGCAAGGTGGAACTGAAGCTCTGTTCAACGAAGCTGATACTGGTTTTGCTAGTTCATCTGTTAACGACGCAGGCAATACTCAAGGTGAAGAAGGTGGTGCTCAAGGTGCTGATTCATCTTCTTTGGGTGGTGTTGATACTACTCCAGCTGATGACGTAAACGATGCATTTGGTTTCGGTACTGGTATGACCACGGCTCAAGGTGAAGCTCTTGGTTCGACTGATACTCAGTTCAACGAAATGGCATTCAGCATCGAGAAAACTTCTGTTGAAGCTAAGACTCGTGCACTAAAAGCTGAATACACTATGGAATTGGCTCAAGACCTTAAAGCAGTTCACGGTTTGGACGCTGAAAGCGAATTGGCTAACATCCTGTCTTCAGAAATTCTTGCTGAAATCAACCGCGAAGTTGTACGTACTATCAACTCTCGTGCTAAGCTTGGCGCACAGCAGGCTGAAATCGCCGTTAAAGGTACTTTCGACCTGAGTGCTGATGCTGATGGCCGTTGGTCTTTAGAGAAAGTAAAAGGTTTGATGATTCACATCCAACGTGAAGCGAATCAGATTGCTATTGCTACTCGTCGTGGCAAAGGTAACTTCGTTGTTGTATCTGCTGATGTTGCTGCTCTGCTTTCTGCAGTTGGCATGATGGACTATGCAGGCGCAATGGCCGGTGCTGCTCCTATCTCTTCAGATGTAACTGGAACTACAATGGTTGGTACTCTTCCTGGTGGCATGAAAGTTTATCTTGATCCTTATGCAACTGTTAACTACGTAACTGTTGGCTATAAAGGTTCAAATGCTTACGATGCTGGTATGTTCTACTGCCCATACGTACCTCTAACAATGGTTCGCGCTGTTGGTGAGAATACGTTCCAGCCTAAGATTGGCTTCAAGACTCGCTACGGCATGATCGCGAACCCATTCACTGGTGCATTGTCAGGTGTTCGTAACAACGACTACTACCGCATCTTCGCAGTGTCTAACTTGCTTGATGCATCTGCCTAATTTATAATTAGGTAACGAATTCCCTACTACCTTAGGGAACCGTGGATTGGGGGCTTCGGCCCCCTTTCTTATTATTGTATAAATAATGTTAGACTATTAAGAGATTTAAATTATGCCTTATGAGAATAATATAGATTTAAATGCAAATAATCTAAAAAATCCTGATATTAATTTTTTGGCGCCTAATGCGTTCAAATTAGTTATTGATAACACCACATACCAAAATGTACAATACTTGGTTCAGACTGCCAGTATTCCAGACATTTCATTGTCTCCGGCTCCAACGAATTCAATGATGAGAAATATTGGCGCAGCTGGCGATAAGATTACATACTCTCCTTTAGAACTCACATTTCTTGTTGATGAAAACCTAAAAAATTATCGTGAAATACATGATTGGATTATTGGTCAATTAACAAAGAATTCAGAATTTGGCGATGGAAAAGTTCGTGATGTTACTTTAATGATTTTATCATCTCACAATAATGTAGTGCAAGAAATACAATTTGTTGATGCATACCCTATTTCATTATCTTCACTAACATTTGAATCTAATACGCCTGACATAAACTACCTTACTGCTTCAGTTACATTTGAATACTCTTATTATAAGCTGTTATAAATAATTTCGTATATTACTTAATTATGGAGATGTTATGCGATTTGATGAAGTTATGGCCATGTGGAAAAAAGACTCGCAAATTAATGAAATGAATTTAGATGAAGCTTCAATTGATAGCGCAAAGCTTCATGCAAAATACCTTGACATTTACAATTTTTATCGCCATAAGCTTATGCGAAAGGAAATGGACTTTAAAGTACTTTTAAAGAATAAGTTTTTATGGTATAACGGTAAACTTTCAAAAGATGAAATGGATGCTCTTGGATGGGAGTATGATGCACTAAATGGTTTAAAAATTCTTAAAGGCGAAATGGATTATTATTACGATGCAGATCCACATATCCAAGAAATGAATATTGAAGTTGAGCAATTGAAAATGTGTGTGGATTCCTTAAAAGAAATTATGGATCAAATTAAGTGGCGTCATCAATCAGTACGTAATGCCATCGAATGGCGGAAGTTCACAAGTGGGGCATAATGAGCGTAATCTCTATACATAAAAAGAACCATGCGTTTTTACATGTAGACGCAGAGCCGTCTACACTAAATGAATTGGTTAACTTTTTTTCGTTCTATGCAGAAGGGTATCAGTTTTCCCCAGCCTACAGAAATAAGCTTTGGGACGGCCTAATACGATTATTTAATAGTCGTGATCGTGAACTCCCAGGTGGTTTATTAAAATACCTATACGAGTTTGCGGCCGTCCGTGATTACACAATTGAATTAAACCATGATAATTATTACGGTCTCCCAGGAATTCAATATGATGTAGATATGAAATTCCTTGAAGAAGGTACATATACATCAAAAGGAGAAAAGATTGAACATCGGGATTACCAGTTAGATGCAATTTACCATGCGCTATCTCATAAAAGAGCATTGCTTTTAAGTCCTACTGCTTCAGGTAAATCATTTATCATTTACTCATTGATTCGATACTTTCTTGAAGAACACCCGAACCAAAAAGTTTTAATTGTTGTTCCAACAACATCGTTAGTCAAACAGATGTACGGGGACTTTGCTGACTATTCAGAATTTGACGATACATTTAATGCTCAAAAGCTTTGCCATTGCATTTATGCCGGACAGCCAAAGATAGCCAAAGAAGAAAGAATCATTATTAGTACTTGGCAATCAATTTACAAATTACATACGCCATGGTTTGCTCAATTTGGTATGGTTGTTGGTGATGAAGCTCATACATTTAAAGCAAAGTCTTTAACTAGCATCATGTCAAAATGTAAAGAAGCGGAATATCGTATCGGTACAACTGGTACACTAGACGGATCACAGGTACATAAGTTAGTTCTTGAAGGCCACTTTGGAGTATGTTATAAAGTAACAAGTACTCGTGAATTAATGGACTCAGGCGCTTTGGCTAATCTTGAAATCAATGTACTGCTTCTTAAATATGAAGATCCTATTCGTCAGATGGTATGTAAAATGAAATACCAAGACGAAATTGATTACATTGTATCGCATGAAAAGCGAAATAAGTTTATCGCTAATTTGGCTTTGGATCAAGATGGTAATACTCTTATATTGTTTCAGTTAGTGAAAAAGCATGGCATACCTTTATATGATATCATTAAAGCAAAAGCTCATGAACGTCGTAAAATCTTTTTTGTGTCAGGTGCCACCGATGTTGATACACGAGAGCAGGTTCGTAAGATTACCGAAAAAGAAAAGAATGCAATTATTGTTGCTTCTCTTGGTACATTTTCAACTGGGATAAATATTCGTAACCTACACAATATTATATTTGCTTCTCCAAGTAAATCTCAAATCAAAATATTGCAGTCAATTGGGCGAGGTTTGAGAAAGAGTGATGATGGAAGAATAACCGTTTTATATGATATAGCAGATGATTTTCATTGGAAGTCTAAAAAGAATTATACGTTAAAACATTCTGGAGAACGTATAAAAATATACGCACGAGAAAAATTCAAGTACAACATATTTGAGGTACCGATATGAGTTCTATTCGTGAAGAGGCAAAATCTTTAAACATTCACCATTTTAAAATGAGTACAGGGGATGAGATTGTAGCATTATTATCTAAAAAGCAAGAACATAATTATGTAATTGAAGCTCCGTTGGTTTTGGTACCGATAATGACAGGTGAATCATATTCATATCATTTTAAAGAATGGTTTCCTTTGTCTGATACTGATTTTATTGTTTTAAATAAATTCCATATTGTATCACATGTTGAGGTCGATCTAAATACTAAAGAACAGTACCTACAAACGATTATAAATATAGCAACGGCTAATTATGATGAACCTGATGAATATGATATATCATTACCTAAAGATACTGTTTTCCATTAGTATACCTCTACCCTCCCCGGGAACTATATTATTATATCACACAATTTGCGAAATGTAAATAGCTAAAACAAAAATATTTTCTATTTACAAACCTTCTGATCTATAGTATAATAGATCTAAATATTAAAGAGGCTAACATTATGTCTAAAAAAGAAAAACCCCATTATGTCAATAATAAAGAGTTTTCAGCTGCAGTCTTTGCGTATGTTGAAAAGGTAAATGAGGCAAAAGAAAAAGGCGAACCGATACCTATTGTTCCAGATTATATTGCCGAATGCTTTCTTAAGATTGCCGAAGGCTTGTCTCACAAGTCTAATTTTATTCGTTATACGTATCGCGAAGAAATGGTAATGGATGCGGTTGAAAATAATCTTAAGGCGATATTAAATTACGACATCAGTAAAACCACGCGAACTGGTGCGCCTAATGCATTCTCTTATTTTACACAGATTACATATTATGCCTTTTTGAGGCGGATACAGAAAGAAAAGAAACAACACGACGTTAAAATGAAATATATTGAAACGGCAGGCTACGAAGAGTTTTTACATTTCGGTGAAAACGAAGAATACATTCCTGAAAGCGAACTAACATTCATGGATGAACTTCGTACGCGGATTGATTATATCCATAAACAAGATAGCGCAATTAAAGAATTCTCAAAGAATGAAAAGAAAAAAGGTTTAGAACTTTTCATGGGGTTCGAAGAAAACTAATATGAAGATTGCAATTCGCTGGTAAGATATATTATGGATGGAGTGAATTAATGAAAGCAACAAATAAATCAAAATGGTTTTTGAAAAAAGATCCTGAGGTAATTAAATTATGAAAATTGCGGTAATATCGGATACGCACTGTGGGATACGCAACAGCTCTGACATCTTTATGGATTACCAAGAAGAATTTTATAGCGAAGTGTTCTTTCCGTATCTTTTGGAAAATGGAATCAAAAACATTTGGCATCTTGGCGATTATTACGACCATCGTAAGTACATTAACTTTAAAGCCTTACATCGTAATCGTAAAATCTTTTTGGAGCCATTAAGACGGTATGGAATCCACATGGATGTTATTGCTGGTAACCATGATGTATTTTACAAATCAACCAATGATCTTTGTTCATTAAAAGAATTGCTAGGTTACTATACCGATTGTGTTACGATCCACATGGACCCTGTTGAATTGGATTACAATGGATGTAAGGTTTCTTTGATCCCTTGGATTAATAACGAAAACTATTCTGACTTTACTAAGTTTCTTTCAAAAACAAAGGCATCAATCATTGGTGGTCATTTTGAGCTAAATGGTTTTGAAATGATGAAAGGTGTAAAGAATACGCACGGAATGGAAGCTTCATTATTTGATCGATTTGAATTAGTTATGTCAGGCCATTTCCATACTAAATCTCAGCAAGGCCATGTTCACTATCTTGGCTCACAGATGGAGTTTAATTGGTCAGATGCCGATGACCCTAAGTATTTCCATATTTTTGATACCGAAACACGTGAGCTTACACCAGTTCGCAATCCACGAATTTTGTTTAAAAAAGTATTTTACAATGACGAAGAAATAGATTATAATAATTATGATACATCGCAATTGAAAAATAAATTTGTGAAAGTAGTGGTTGTAAAGAAAAAAGATCCGTATGCATTCGATAAGTTTATTGATCGTATTAACGAAGCAGATATTCATGAATTGAAAATTGCGGAAACGTTTGATGAGTTTATTGGTGAAAATGTTCAAGGCGGTTCGATATCTGTAGAGGATACAACTGTTTTGTTAGATTCGTATGTTGATGCAGTTGAAACGGATTTCAATAAAGACAAGATTAAAGTATTGATGAGATCTCTTTATACCGAAGCGATCAACGAAGAGGTTGTATAATGGCAATTGTATTTCGTAGCATAAAATGGCGTAACTTTTTAAGTACAGGTAATGAGTTTACGCAAATTGATTTAAACCGTTCCCCTACCACTTTAATTGTAGGTCATAACGGAGCGGGTAAGTCAACATTGCTTGATGCGTTATCATTTGCTCTGTTTGGTAAACCACACCGCTCGATTAATAAGCCGCAGCTTGTGAATAGCGTTAATAATAAAAACTGCGAAGTTGAAATAGAATTCAAAATTGGAGCACACGAGTTTAAAGTCGTTCGCGGAATGAAACCAAACAAATTTGAAATCTATCAGAACGGCAATATGATTAATCAGTCTGCTGCAGCAAAGGACTATCAGAAATACCTTGAGCAAAATGTTCTTAAGTTAAATCATAAATCGTTTCATCAGATTGTCGTTCTTGGATCTTCATCGTTTATTCCGTTTATGCAGTTACCTGCTCACCATCGCCGTGAAGTCATTGAAGATCTCTTAGATATTAACATTTTTTCTAAAATGAATGTTATCTTAAAAGAAAGAACCGCAAAGGTAAAAGAGCAGCTTAACGATTTAGAGTACCAAATCAATTTAACTAAAGAAAAGATTTCATTACAAAGAAAATACCTTAAAGACATTGATGAACTTAACAGCGAGCAAATAGAATATAAAAAGGATCAGGTTAAAGAATTTAAAAATGAAATAGCCGAGTATCTTAAAGAAAATAAGGTATGCTCTGATTACATTAAATCAAATAAAAAAAGAACAGAAGACGAAATGAAATCTTTGAACAAAAGATTGGATTCGATTAATTCTTATAGAACCAATTTTAAATCATCAGTTATTACTCTTGTAAAAGAAGCCAAGTTCTTTGAGGAAAATGATCAGTGCCCAACATGCGATCAGGATATCGCATACGACTTTAAAGAACAAAAAATATTACATGCATCTAAAAAGGCAAAGGAGCTTAAAGAGGCGATTGAAAAGGCAGACCACGAATATTCTGAAACCAATGATCTGATTACTCATTTAAATCAAACGATCTTAGCAATCACAAAAAAGCAGAACATTATTGAGTCCAATAACCGATCCATTGAAAAGATTCGTGAAAAGATCGCAGTCATTGAAGACGAGATTGATTCCTTAAAAGAAGGCACAGACGATCTTAATGATCAGCGAAACATTTTAAATGACATGCTTGAAGATCAAGCAAAGCTGTCTGATCGCAAGTTTTCGCTATCTGAGGAGCGCAGTTATAATGCAGTGGCAAGCGAAATGCTTAAAGACACTGGTATTAAAACAAAAATCATTAAAGAATACCTGCCTGCGATGAATACTTTAGTGAATCAGTATTTGCAGACAATGGATTTCTTTGTATCGTTTAATCTTGATGAAAACTTTAGCGAAACGATTAAGTCACGTCATCGTGATAACTTTAACTATGCTTCATTTTCTGAAGGTGAAAAACAACGGATTGACTTAAGCTTGCTGTTTACATGGCGTCAAATTGCTAAAATGAAGAACTCCACATCGACAAACCTTCTTGTTCTTGACGAAACGTTTGACTCTTCGTTGGACAACGACGGTATTGATAACTTACTTAAGATTATTCGTTCCTTTGATGATACTCAAACCAATGTTTTTGTTATCAGTCATAAGGGCGATGCTTTAGATGGAAAGTTCCGTTCGAAGATAGAATTTAAGAAAGATCGCAATTTTAGTAAGATGTTAATAACATAAGGTTATATAGAATTCACTTTTTAGATTAAAATATTCTAAACTGGCTATATACAATTGTCTTCTACTTTGATAAAATAGCTATATCAAATGGAGGAAACACTATGTTAAGTCAAAAGAAATCAATTCTCGCGCGATTGCTCTCGAACGAGAACATTGACATCCGTCATGGTAACTATGACACAGCCGCATTTGATGTTGTGAATCGTGTGCTGTTCCTTCCTGTATGGGATAATGTTTCTGAAGACCTATACGATCTAATGACTGGCCATGAGGTCGGTCATGCTCTTTATACGCCCGCTGATGGTTGGCACGAATCAACTCGCAAGTTCGATTTTCCTCGAGCTTTTGTGAATATCATCGAAGATATTCGTATTGAAAAACTGATTCAAACTCGCTACCCAGGACTCCGCCGTTCATTTATCACCGGTTATAAGGAACTTAGCGAAAAAGATTTCTTCGGTCTTTCAACTCGTAGTATCGATACTCTGTCTTTTATGGACCGTCTAAATATTAAGGCAAAGCTACGTACGTTAATCGATGTTGATTTTACCGACGAAGAACAGTACTATTTTGATCTTGCATATACTCCTGAAACCTTTGACGAAGTTCTTTTGGTTTGTCAGGAAATCTATGAATGGTTAAACACCAAAGATAACGATTGTACTCCGCCTCCTTCTGATACAACTGGCTATGATCAGGATAATACCTTTCAAGAAGGTTCGTCAACATTTGCTCCTGAGGATACTCAAGAGTCCGAAGAAATGTCTGCAGAAGGCGGTGCTGGTTCTTCTGATGAAGCTGAAGAGTCAGATGAAACACCTGACGGCGGCGGTTCTCTTGAGGAATCTAAAGGGACTGGAGAAAAACCTGCTTTGGATTCAGAATCTTCTAACGATCCTGCAATTGACGAAATGGAAACGTACACTGATGATACATTCCGTAAAAAGGAATCTTCTTTAATTGAAAAGGATCGCTATGGAAATTCTATAAATGTATCATACGGTATTGATGGCTACGATGTTAACGACCTTATTGTTAACTATAAAGAAGTAATGAATTTCCGTCGTGATAACATTGCATCTCTTAGCACTAATGATTATTTATTGGTTGATACTACTGAGAATTTTAATGAGTTTATCGGACAAGCCGAGAAATTTACGAATCTTATGGCTCGTGAATTTGAAATGCGTAAGCGTGCGTCTCAACTGTCTCGTGCTAAGGAATCAAAAACTGGCAAGCTTGATATGACTAAGTTATCTTCATATAAGTTTTCAGATAACATCTTCTTATCAAACACTGAAATCCCTGAAGGGAAATCACATGGCATTGTCGCTATCATTGACTTTTCTGGCTCAATGGGTTCTGTCATTCAGAATGTCATTGACCAAGCCATTACCTTAGCTATGTTTTGCCGTAAAGCGAACATACCGTTTGACATTTACTCATTTACTTCTGGTCATTATCTTGAGTCTAACTTACAACCTACACAAGGGTTAAATCAGGTCATAATGGATCAAGCTATCATTGTTCATCAGTTATCTTCTAAAATGAAAAAGTCTGAGTTCAACGAAGCGGTTCGCCTTATGTACCTTGGCATGGCACTCCGCCGTTTGTTTCGTAGAGGTTATGACACCTTAGGTGGTACTCCGCTTGACCACACCTTGCTTGTGATGAACAAAATACTTGATCGCTTTAAAGCAGCAAATGGTCTTGAAAAGGTTACCTTTATGACAATCACCGATGGCGATAGCCACGGCTTGGAATTCAAAGAAAGTGCGTGGAACAAATCCACTAAGGTTAAAATCGATAACAAATTTATTAAATGCGGTACATATCGTTCTTGTACTCCTGAGCTTCTGGCTCACGTGCAAAGCAAAGGTTATAACACTGTAGGTTATTTCATCTGTAATACAAGTCGCGACTTGCGATACCAAACAAAATATTACATACCTCAGTGTCAGGAAGAGGCCAAGGAAAAGATAAAAGTATACCGTAAGAATGGTTTTGTCTCCATTGAAAAAACTGGGTACGATACCTATTTCGTTTTGAACGGAAAAATTGATGCAGTCGATGACGAATTTGAAGTAAAGGATTCTGCAAAGACAAATGAAATTAAGACTGCCTTTAAGAAACACTCAAGCAGTAAAAAGTCCAAGCGTATCTTCGCCACCTACTTCGCCGAAGCGGTGGCCTAGAAAAAAAAA